TTTAACTTGGTGGTATAGTAAGATGGATAAAAAATATAATAATCAATTTATTATAGTGCCAACGGCTGACTTTAAATACCCACCACCTAGTGCGTACGAAGTCAAACAAATTATAGACGAGTACGGGGTAACCTCCGTTTCAATGAGAAAACTAAAGGAATAGAACATGGCAATCGATAAAGCGCTAAACCGGGCCCCATTAGGTTTGGACCCTAACATGCTGGATGAAGAAGCTGGACCAGCACTTGAGATTGAAATTGAGGACCCAGAAAGCGTTGGCATCAAGATTGGTGACTTAGAGATAGATATAGAGCCTGGCGTCGACGAGGATGAGTTTAATAAGAACTTAGCCGAGGATATGGGTGAGAATGAGCTTACTACTATGGCCTCAGAGCTTATCGCTGACTATGAAGATGACTTGGCGTCCCGCAAAGACTGGATACAAACGTACGTAGATGGCCTAGAGCTGCTAGGTATGAAGATTGAAGAGCGTAGTGAGCCGTGGGAAGGCGCGTGTGGTGTGTACCACCCGTTGCTATCAGAAGCGCTAGTTAAGTTCCAAGCTGAGACTATGATGTCGATGTTCCCAGCAGGGGGTCCGGTTAAGACACAGATAATTGGTAAAGAGACCGTAGAGAAGAAAGATGCGGCCCTTCGTGTGCAAGACGACATGAACTACCAGCTTACTGATGTGATGAAGGAATACCGCCCTGAACACGAGCGCATGTTGTGGGGCCTAGGCTTATCAGGTAATGCGTTTAAGAAAGTGTATTTTGACCCGCATCTAGACCGTCAAGTATCTCTATTTGTACCAGCAGAAGACATTGTAGTGCCATACGGCGCGTCAAATCTAGAGTCAGCCGAGCGTGTAACCCATGTAATGCGTAAGACTGAGAACGAGCTACGTCGGCTAATGGTTGCAGGGTTCTACCGTGATGTTGATATTGGGGACCCAGTAGATGTCTTAGATGAGGTAGAGAAGAAGATTGCTGAGAAGATGGGCTTCCGCGCCACAAGTGACTCACGCTACAAAGTACTAGAGATGCACGTCGACTACGATTTACCAGGTTACGAGCATGAGGACGAGGATGGTAACCCTACAGGCATTGCACTACCGTACGTCATTACTATAGAAAAAGGCACTAATACTGTATTAGCAATTCGTCGTAACTGGGAACCTGATGATGAAACCTACCAAAAACGTCAACACTTCGTTCACTACGGTTATGTACCGGGTTTTGGCTTTTATTACTTTGGCCTTATCCATCTGGTTGGTGCTTTTGCTAAGTCTGGCACTTCTCTCATACGTCAACTTGTTGATGCTGGAACACTATCCAACCTACCCGGGGGTTTTAAAACTCGTGGGCTACGTGTAAAAGGTGATGATACTCCGATTGCTCCAGGTGAGTTCCGTGACGTAGATGTACCATCAGGCACGATGCGTGACAACATCATGCCTTTACCATATAAAGAGCCTTCACAAGTTCTTATGGGGTTACTACAGAATATCGTAGAAGAAGGCCGTCGCTTTGCTAATACTGCTGACTTACAAATCAGCGACATGTCAGCTAATGCTCCAGTTGGTACTACATTAGCTATCCTAGAGCGTACATTGAAGGTTATGTCTGCCGTACAAGCGCGTATCCACTACTCAATGAAGCAAGAGTTAGGCCTGCTAAAAGGTATCATTGCAGCGTATACACCAGATGATTACAACTACGAGCCTTCAGAAGGCGACCGTAGGGCTAAGAAATCTGACTACAATAACGTAGAGGTAATCCCTGTATCTGACCCTAATGCCTCAACAATGGCTCAGAAGATTGTACAGTACCAAGCTGTTATGCAGTTAGCACAACAAACTCCTCAGATATATAACATGCCTTTGTTACATCGTCAGATGCTAGAGGTCTTGGGTATAAAAAATTCTAGTAAGTTAATTCCGATGGATGAGGACCAGAAACCTACAGACCCAGTAACCGAGAACCAAAACATCTTAATGATGAAACCGGTCAAAGCGTTTGGGTACCAAGACCACGAGTCTCATATTGCGGTTCATACAGCTGCGCTACAAGACCCAAAAATCATTGCTTTAGTACAAAACAATCCTATGGCTCCGCAGATTCAGGCGGCTATGATGGCTCACATCAATGAGCACTTAGGCTATGCGTACCGTGTAGAGATAGAGAAACAGTTGGGTATGGAGTTACCACCAGAGAAAGACGTAGACGGTGAAGTAATGGAGATGGACCCAGAAGTTGAAAACCGATTGGCACCGATGTTGGCACAAGCTGCACAACGCCTATTACAACAAAACCAAGCAGAAGCTCAGCAACAGAAAGCTCAGCAAATGCAACAAGACCCAATCATCCAGATGCAACAGCAAGAGTTACAGCTTAAAGCTCAAGAGCAAAAACGCAAGGACACTAAAGATGCGACCGATGCTCAGTTTAAAGCACAGCAACTCAAGCTAGAGCAAGCCCGTCTACAACTAGACGCAGCTAAAATTGATAAGCAGCAGAAGAATGACATGGTTAAAACTGCGTCACAACTCAAGTTTAATGCAGAGAAAGAGAACACTAAACTTATGGCCGAGGCCGTAAAACAAGTGTCTGCGCAGAAGCATACTAGTGATATGAAGAAGCAAGATATCATCAGTAAAAATCTACAAGCGGTGATGAATGCACGGCGCAACACCCCTAAAAAGGATGAATAATGGATTATAAAATATATGATGTTCTTCTAGGCGAGTACAAAGACCGCATGGACATGCTCTCCGAGGCGCTAACTCGGGGTAATTGCCCAACAATAGAAGAATACAGGTATATATGTGGTCAGCTACGAGGTCTCGAAGCCGCATGTTCAATTATAGTAGACCTCAAAAAACGAATGGAGAACATAGATGAGTGAGATTTTATTGGCTACAAACCCCAATAATCCGCAAGTAGTAGGCTCATATAGACCACAAGCAACAGACGAAGAGAAAGCCACCCAGCTTCCAAAACCGTCTGGCTACCATATTCTTTGTGCTATACCAGAAATGGACAAGGAATACGACAGCGGTCTTATTAAAGCTGATGAAACAATACGACATGAGGAAGCATTAACTACAGTTTTATTTGTAGTAGAGATAGGCCCAGACTGTTACCAAGATAAAGGAAAGTTCCCTACTGGCCCTTGGTGCAATAAAGGTGATTTTATTTTAGTTCGTCCACATTCTGGAAGCCGTTTGGTTATCCACGGTCGTGAGTTTCGTATAATCAATGATGATACAGTTGAAGCGGTTGTAGCTGACCCTCGCGGTATCCGTCGCAAATAAGGAGGACAAGATGCCTGAATTTGAGAAAGAAGAGTTTACATTTCCCGATGAGGATAAAAAGGTTAACAAACTAGAGATTGAAGCGGATGATAGCTTTGAGATAGAGATTGAAGACGACACCCCTGCAGAAGACCGCAACCGCCAGCCAATGCCAAAAGAGCTTGTAGAAGAGCTTGATAAGGACGAGCTAGACAAATATGACGAGGCTACCAAGCAACGTCTAAAACAAATGCGTAAGGTCTACCATGACGAACGTCGTGAGAAAGAAGCCGCATTACGTGAACAACGTGAAGCTGTAAATCTTGCACAGCGCCTAATAGAAGAGAACAAACGTATTAAAAATGTTCTTACTACAGGCGAAAAAGAATACGTAGAGTCCATGCAGACTTCAGCGGGCCTTCAGCTAGAAATGGCTAAGCGCGCTTACAAAGATGCGTATGATTCAGGGGATACAGACAAACAAATTGAAGCACAAGAGGCAATGCAGAATGCTAACCTCAAACTGATGCAGATAAAGAATTTTAAACTACCCTCTTTACAAGAAGATAATAATAGTGTACAAACACAACATCAAGAGCAATATCAGCAAGCTCCTGTACGCCAGACCGACCCTAAGCTATCAAAATGGCTAGATAACAACGATTGGTACGGTTCTAACAAAGTGATGACTGCTGCAGCTTTAGCTGTGCATGAAGACCTTGTAGACTCAGGATACAAAGCTGGCTCTGACGTATACTATGCCGAATTGGACAAAACAATGCGGAACACGTTTAGTAACTATTTTAGTGAATCTGAACCTGTTAAGGAAAAAGTTGAAAGTGCTTCTACAAGACCAAGCACAGTTGTAGCGCCAGCTTCTCGAAGCACAGCGTCGAACAAAATTAAACTTAAAGCTAGTCAAGTACAATTAGCAAAGAAATTGGGACTTACTAACGAACAATACGCGCAAGCGGCCTTAAAATTGGAGAACAGATAATGACAAGCACTGATAATAAAATACTACGCGAACTAGAAACCCGAGCAGTAAGTGAGCGCCCTAAGCAATGGCAGCCAGCGGAACTACTCCCAGAACCTGACAAACAGGCCGGGTATTCGTATAGATGGATTCGTACTTCAACGCTTAACAATGCGGACCCTCGTAACCTATCTGCCAAACTCAGAGAAGGATGGGAACCTGTAAGCATAGAGGAACAACCAAAATTTAAATTGCTAGTCGACCCTCAAAGTCGTTTTAAAGACAACATTGAGATAGGCGGATTATTATTATGCAAGACTCCTACAGAGTTTGTTGAACAACGTAGTGCACACTACAATCAGTTGACTCAATCTCAAACAGAGGCAGTAGATAATAATTTAATGCGCCAAAGTGACCCTCGTATGCCTCTATTTAATGAGCGCAAATCATCGTCATCTTTTGGCAAAGGTAATTAATTTTAATTTTTAGGAGATTTATATGGCATATCCAACCGTATCCGCTCCCTATGGCTTTAAACCGATTAACCGTTTAGATGGCTTACCATACGCAGGTGCTGTTCGTCAGTACCCTGTAACATCAGGTCAAGCAATCTACAA